GAACTCTTTCTGCAAAAGACAAGAAATTGAGTATGTCATCACTGACGCTTCAAAAGTTCGGAAACTCTTTGAGTTCATCTATGCTCGCAAGGAGGCTGGATTCAACATCGACACCGTCAAAGCTTACGCTCGCACACTCGTCAACGAAGTGCGCCTCGGCGAAAAAGTAGTCGAATTGCACTGGAACGTTACGACGGAAGAATTCACTCAAGTCTGCCTCTCCATCTATTTGCTTGCATGTTTTCAACGCGGACAAGACCATCACATCATCGAGAAAGCCCTCTCCCACATGGCCAAGAACGGAGAGCCCCCGAGCTGGTTTCAAGAAACTTGGAAGAAAATCACCAACTTCCTCGAAAAACACGGATGTTGCTTCAAACACCATCACGAACAAGACCCGAAGCTCAGCGGACGTTCCCAAAACTTGTTCACCCGGGCCCACGTAGAATTCTTCAAAGATTACGATTGCCACAGCGGAACTAAAGAATTCGATTTCCACAAGGAAGTTAATTTCGCTTTCACCCCCCCAGAGTTCAAACCTACCATCGAGGACATCGTCGCAATCAATGAAAACTCCGCCAACGAACTCGCGCTCGGTCAAATCATCACAACCAACGCGAAAGAACACCAAACCTGGGGACTTGATCTTGGCGTCCACGCGGTCCTTCCAGATGAAATTGCCGCAGACTATCTAGCGGAAGAACAACACGCCACCCTCATTATGGAAATGGAAATCGGAGAGCAGAAAGCGCGTGAAGAAGAGAAACCAGATCTCGCATTCTGTCTCGGATCCGCTCTACCCTTCCTGATGAAACACACCCCGAAGAAGCTTCATACCGAGAACATGATCCTCCTCAAAGGCGTGCCTGGTGCCGGAAAAACCGGAAGGATTATGAAATCCGTCATTCCTTCAGTGCAAGGAACGGTGATTGTACTCTGCCCCACCAGTGAACTCCAACGGAAGTATGCGAGCGACCTCGAGGCCCCATCCCGCGCCCTCACTTGTCACAAAGGCTTGGGTTCCATCGAGAGGTTCAACCCCACTCTCGTCATCATCGAGGAAGCATTCACGTTACCGATCGCCTACGTAAACGCAATCGCCTCAAAATACAAAGTCCTCCTGGTTGGCGATCCTCAACAGATTACGCACGTCGATTTCTCCGGGCTTTGGTCGGCCACCACAAAATTGGAAAAGATCATCCAATACATCCCCACCGAAGAAATGCTCGTCTCGAAACGCTGCCCCGTCGACGTTACCGCTCTACCCGTCATACGCCGCGCTTACCCCCAGATTCGTTCCTGTTCCCAAGTCAAGACATCCATACATCACGTCCACTCTGGTTTCCGACGCGGAGATGCCAAGATCCTGACCATTTGCCAAGCTGAGAAAGCTCGCATCAACGGTCCCCTCGGAGAAGGCAACGCGAACACCGTCGCCGAAGTACAAGGCCAAACTTTCCCTAGCGTAATCCTGCATTACGCCGGTCTCAAAGCCGAACGGGAACTACTTGAACGCTCGCCAAACTACCTCGTCGTCGGGTTGACTCGCCACACCAACCAGCTTTTCATCCGAGACGAGACCGCCGGTGAATCGAACGACATCACGCGGTTCATCAATGATTCCGCACCTGTTTCTTTTTATGCTGACAAGTCCAACATCGACCTGAATGCACTGGACGCGCTCCCTAACATCAAACCCATCACCGCCGAGAACACCGACGAATTCCCCATCCCGTATGCCGCCAACAACACCGACGAGAGTGCGTGCGCGATGTTACTCCACAAGTATTTCCCCGCTCCCCTCTTGACGGAACAACAAGCCACCATGACCACACACCTTGACCATGGCGATGACATGAAAGGCGTCCTGAGACTCGAACAAGTTTACACGGATGAACTCCACCAGGCCAGCCCCCACTATGTCCACAAATTCATTGCTGGCCAACGAGTCAAGGTCACCCGCTCCACAGATCAGAGAATGCTCGTAAAGTCTATGCTCAAACGTCTCACCGCCCACACGAAAAACCTCCCGGAAGTTTCCGCTGAACGCCTTGCAAAGCGTCTCTTCGAGAATCTTGCCGCGGAATTCGATTGGACCGTATCCACTGCCGATTTACACACTTGCCTCGTGCAAGCGATGGATAAATTCGAAAACCGTGGTCACGACCTGACGGAACTCAAAGACATAGCAGCTTGGACTGAGCGCTCTACGAACATGGTCAAAGCTTTTCTCAAATCCCAACAGAAGCCTTGCAACGGATCCGACCCCAACACCAAAGACAAAGCCGGACAATGCATATCTGCCTGGGACAAAACCCTCAACTTCCAAATCTGCGCCTGGACCCGCCTCCTCGAACTCGTGCTGGTCAAACAATCTAAAGGGAACGTCATCATCACGTCTGGCATGACCGATCTTGAAGTCATGACACTTCTCGAGCAGGACGGTTTCCCCAACGACCGCTATTTGGAAAACGACTGGACCGAATTTGACTCCTCCCAAAACAACGTCGGCCGGAAAATCTTCTTGCGAGCATTGACGAAGATAGGCTGCCCCGAGAACCTCCGCGTCCTCGTCGCTGCCCAACTATCCTCTCGCACCATCGCTTGTACTGCCCTCTCATTGGTCGTCAACGATAAGAAAGACTCCGGCGCCCCTCACACACTCATCGACAACTGCCTCTTCAACATGGCCGTGTGCATGGACATCATGAAAGACTACCGCAAACTGTACATCAAAGGAGACGATTCTCTCGCGCGTGGCCCAGACGTATCTTTCGACATGGAGAAGCTCAAACAATACGCATCCGAATGCAGTTGGAAATTCAAACCTGCATCTGGCCCATCCGGGAATTTCGTTTCTTTTATCATCAACAAACAAGGTTGCGCGTTCGATTTACCTCGCATTGCGGGAAAAGTCCTGACACGTGGCTATCTGAACAAAGATGATTACGGAACTTACCGCGACGCCATCGGTGTGACTTTCAAAGATGTCGGACTCGTCGCCGGACTCCAAATGGCTCACGTCAACTCCTTCCATTACAACGGTTCCCTCGACAACACAGCCGATTTCGACTCTTTCCTTTCCTTCCTCCAATCTTTCGCCCGCGGTGAGATCCCATTCACTCGCACCGTAAAAATGCTCGCCCTCACCCACATAACTGACGGCGTCCGTGACCTCGGCGATTCACACACCATTGATAAGTCGAAACGCAAACGCGTCCCGATCATCCACTCGGAGACCAAACTTCGCCCTAAGAAGAAGCTTTCCTCTCTCGTTCTCGGGAGCCTTTCGCACATGTTCGGTTAGGGGTTATTCGTGCTTGCACCTCCAACCCCACCATGCCTCGAACTTGCAATTGTAAACTGACTAAGCCTTCTTACACCCAACGATGGTTTGCCCTTCCACCACGCAACAAACCAACGCCCAATTCCAAACCCACCCACCGTGTTGGCAACAACGT